CTTGGAACTCATAGTTAACGTATTCGTAGCAGACTTGCTCATCTCTTCCCGAGTATGGTGGAAGGTCGGGGCCTGGTTGTTACCAGCCTCGTTAACACCTACGGTGAAGAAACGCTTGATCTGTTCAGCCACGATAGTCTCCTCTGTTTGGCAATATTGCCTAAAAGAGCGGAGCAGGCTGTTCCGCTAAATTACGGATCATCTTCTCCTGGTCTCCACCTTCTTCAAAGTCTTTCTTCACTTGAAAAGGAATTAAGTTATCTACTCTGATGGATGCCAGTCTAATACCCAACCCCGGTGTTCCCTGCGGAGACTTATACGGATAGGCCTCGACTTTGACGGTGACATCACTTCCATTCCCGACCAGTACGTCTCGTAGGGTTGTCTTTCCGTCTGCTTCAAGGACTTCTGGCGGGGCGAACCCGACAACCTTCCCTTTATAAACTTTCTGAGTTGGTCTACGAAATGTAATAAAATACCCATCTTCGTCTTTCTTGATTGTATTCTTCATCCCTTTCTTTTGTAGTTCGAGTAGCTTATCATAGCTCTCGGTATCTGGGTAAAGATCTAATTTATAATTCCCCCACGGGTCTGGTGAGTGAACTCGCACCCACTTCCCTTTGCCTTTAAAAAAAAGCCATTCAGTCTTATATGCCATTAATCCTCTTTTTCAGTGTGTGTAAGCCCAGTTGGCTCCGATTGAGTAGTCTTTGTAGTGGTCTGACCAGTATGAACCGGCCAAGGGGCATCGCAGTTTAAGCTCAGCGCCCACTTCATTAAGGCTATCCGCTTGGATTTTCGCAACCTCAAGTGCGATCCTGATGTCATTTGGCGTCTCCGTCTGCCATTCGTCGTGAACTAGGTTCACCAGCATACTATCATATTCTGAGAGTTTGTCAACCCATTTCAGGGTTGCCATCTTCATCACAATAGCTTCTCCATTTTGGAGGTATCCTGACATACAGAGGTGTCTTCGCTCTCCCAATGTTTCACCAGGAATTCGCACCCTCCGTCCATCGAGACCGACAAACCATCCCCGCTTAGCGTCAGCCGGAATTGTCGTCTTCTTGAGTCGAGTAAATCCTTGGTATCTTTCCATAAGGCGATCGAGAGCTTCCCTCGCGTCTCGCTCGGAACATTCAAGAACCTCAGCAAGTTTAGAAATGCCCGCCCCGAGCAGGAGAGCATATACGAATCGCTTCGCAGCCTGTCTGTCTTTACATACGCTTCCCAGTACGCGTTGATTAAGAGAATGAGGATCACTTTTGTTCTCCTTCTTCCCGTTCACCAGAGCTTCGGTGAACTCTTTCTCGTCGATGTAGTGAGCGAATATTCTAAGCTGAATACCTTCTGCGTCTACTCCACAGAGTAGTCTCTTACGTCCACCTGAATACCAGAGGGATCTTAACTCTTTTCCAAGTAGAGCTCTAGATCCGTTAGTTCTGTATTCGTTTGGGATATTAGCTGTATTGGGCCTTTGATGAGACATACGATGCGTCCACGCCCCGATACCTTGATAGTCACCGTGGATGCGACCATCATCCTGACACAGGGAAATCCATTCAACGAGACTTCGTCTCCTGGCCTCAAATAGAATTCTTTTGGCAAGAGTCCTTGCAGGTTTCGGAGCTCTGTCGGGAAGAGTTTCAAGATTAGTCTCATTGACCCTCCAACCATATTTCTGATATGGAGTTGTATCTTCTTTGTTCCGCTCAGCTTCTATGTGGGTCTTAGTCTTGTCTACCGGATGCCATCCAGCATTTGCCAGAACGTCGATAATCTGCCGGTGAGATGCAGGATTAAAAGGAATATAATCAAAGCGGCTGAAAGGCCCGCCGTTGTAAGCAGATAGGTCACCGTCAGTAACGAATCTAAAGTCGCCTTTGTGTAGCGATCCATATTTCGTTTCTTTCGGGTGTATCTCCCGAATAAGTCTCGCTCTTGGTGGGAAGGCATCTAGGATATCCTTGTCTAGGGTTTCGAGCTCTTCGTTTACTTTAGTTAAAATCTCGTTAGCACGTCGAAGGTTAAAAGCAAAACCATTAGACTTAAGAGAATTAACCACCACCTGGAAGTTATGTTCCAGTTCGATGGACTTGTGATGCTCAGGATTATGAACGTACCGACTATACTTAGTATAGATACGATGAGTAATGTGAACGTCTCTAACACAGTAGTCCTCCATCTCTTGAGACCACTTGGTCCAGTCGTTGAACTTGATCTTCTCTAGTCCGAACTCTACACCGTAGTCCTCAACTGAGTGGCCCTTACGGGGAAAGTCTATCAGCTTGCTTAGAATGAAAGTATCAACAACCCGGTCAGTAGGCCAAGCCAAAGCAAGCAGCCGCTCAATATGAGGAAGATCGTACCCCAGAATATTGTGCCCAATAAAGGTTCTAACTTGATCAGTAAATCTGATAAACCTTGTTCGTTCTTCTTCATCAGTTGTAAGGTTCCGGAATATCTCGATCCTGTCAGAGTCAATTATTTTGCAGACAATCAACCAGATCTGGCTGGGATTGTTTAATGAGTTCGCCTCTATGTCGAGGACGACATTCATGTATGGTTAACATTGTTAATCATACTCACAGTTCACCATTAACCATCTTCTTCATTATCCGTCTCTCTTTCGTATAAGCCTTCTCGTATTTATCATATCCCCATTCGACGTACTTGTCAAGGGAATCCTTAATCATCTTGAGAGTATTCCAAGTCTCTAAGTCGTAAGGTCCATAAACAGTCATGTAGTATCTACTCCTAATAGTTCAACCATTTCAGTCCGCTGTGAAAATCTTGCGGAAGTGACGTAGAATTTATGCTCAGATCCCTTCAAGAGTGAAACCTCAAGTAGGGCAGAGAACTCACCTTTCCAAACGAGTTTAAATCTTGTGAGTTCAGTCGCCTCGGAATTGAATTCACGTCCGAGGAAGATAGTTCCGAGTTCGAAGTCCTTCAACCAATCGTGGGTAGGTGGATCAGGAGGACGTTTGCCTTTCTTCGCAGGGTCTCGGATCTTAAAGTTAAGTGGGTTAAGCTCTTCTGGGGTGTTATCTACCACCAGTTTGATGTTCGGATCATTCACTCGGTCGCTCATAGAAGGCCTCTCAGAGCCTCTAGGAAGCTCGCTGGTGAGTTTAAATTTCACCCCCTTAGGGTGGGTAAGGTCGGAAAACTACTTTTACTAGTGGTCGCCACCTTTGGTAAGAGTGAAGGTAGGACCAGGAGGGTTAATGATCTGTTCAAGGAGGGTCTCTTCACACATGAAGAGAAGCTCACCGTTCTGGACGATCACCATATGCTTTCCTTTGATCGTCTCAACTGTCCCGAGGACCCAGCCCATGAAGTTGAAGTCTTTGGTGGTCCGCTTTACGAAATCGAAGCGCTGGAACGACATGTGAATTCCTCCTGATGATCCAAGCAAGTAACGACGGGGATTTCTTACGCCTTAAACCTTTCTTTATCCGATCCGCACGCATCCGAGCAGTACGTTTGTTTAGATGCTTTCGGTGGATATGCTGTCGCTGTCCCATATTGTTTCCGATCATGGTCGTAACAGAAATAGAACTCTCCGCGGGTAACCCTGCTGTCTGCCCCGCAGAAGTAGCAGTGGGTGTTTACCATCGTCCCCCCTTCCAGAAGTGGGTGACTAACCAGAGGACCCCGAACCAGACCGAGGCGATCAAGATCATCCCGGTTAAAGCGTCGATTGCGTTCACCATTTCCGTATCCTCCAGCCGCACATGATACACTTCTGCTCCATGTGCGAGTTAAGGAATTCGCACCTCGGACATCTCCACATCACAGCCTCCAATCTATCTTAGGTCCCTTTAGCTTGGAATTGATGGTACTGAACAAGCGAGAACCATTGAAAGGCACAGACGAATTGAGACTACCTCTCGGACTAGGATGACTCGTCTCTATAACCGGACACTGCTTAGCATACACAGTATAGGCACGAGCTACCTGACCCAAGAAGGCATGGACTACACCCTTCTCGCTGAGCCTTTCAATGATCTCTTTGTTTAGAAGTTCCCACTCGATCCAGTCGCACGACATACTCTTTCCCTCGACGCAGACAGGGATGACATTCCAGAGGAATACCCCTTGCTGCATCCATTTGTGGAGAGAGCCTGTGGTGGGAACTTGATAGTGCATATCGGCTTCTAGTTCCTTAAAGATATTAACTAAGGTAGGAGGGAAATGTAGAGCAGAGCGAGGAATATCAAAAGCGCAGCCAGTGGCAAAGTCAGGATTGGGATAAGGATCTTGACCCAAGATGGCAACTCTAACTTGAGAAAACGGGACAGCATCGAAAGATGCAAACCAATCACCATCAGAGGGACAGAGCCGTACGCCAGCCAGTTCCAGATCATTTATCTTCTCCTCACATGCCTGCCATTCGCCAGTCTGCCAGAAATCCATGTCGTCCCAGGTGTCCATCAGAAGACCCCCTGTGGTTGGTAGGTGAAAGTGTTAAGATCGAATAAGACAGAACCTGCAGAACCAGTCCGACCTGAGAACCTATTCTTGGCTACAACCATGTCGGTGGTGTTCCGCTGAATTGGATCGTCAGCCATGACGTCCCGGGATAGGTCGATCCTGATGTCAGCGATCTTGCTGATGTAGCGGGAACCTCGAGTCTGTCCTAGATCGTTAACATGGCTGACGATTATCAGAGCAAAGTCAAGCTCCTTCACCATCATTTCGAGACGGGTCGAGAGGTAATCAAGGGCACGCCTTTCATCTTCGCCGGCAAGTCCACTAACAGCCATCGTAATGTGATCCAGCAAGATATACTTACAGTTGCAACCAGAAACAAGGAACCGTACCGTGTCGATGAGTAGTTCTGGATCATCGCTCCCAAAGTGAGAGTATACATATAGACGTTCATCTTGTTTGACCACCTTGGTGAGAGCAGAGTAGATCTCACCAGGCGCGCAAAGAACGTCTGGTAGGTGGACCGGTTTCGCAAGTTCAATTCCCGCAAGAGCCTGTAGGTGACGTTGCTTGGGTTCTTCCAAAAAGATTGCGCCGACGGCATCTTCTGTCTCCTTCAAGAGTTTGTGTTCGATCGCGTGCATAAACTCAGTCTTACCGATCCCTTCAGGAGCGGTAATCAGGACAGTCTCACCCGTCCGTATTCCGTAGGTGAGCTCTGTTAACTCCGGGAAAGGATATGGGACAGCTTGCGTCTCTTTCTTCGCCAGGATCTCTTCGAAGTCACTGAGCGAAGAAATAATGTTTTCAGGTAGGTAGCGCCTGCTGTTCCACCATACGTTCCTGAGCTCTTCGGTTTCACCCGCTTGGACATAGTCGTTCGCGTCCTTTCGCTTAGTGAACTTTACATGGAAGACTTTATTGTAGTCAAATAGCCGCGCAACCTGTCTTGTAGCCTCGTGACCGGCGCTATCGTTGTCGAAAGCAAGGTACACCCGGTCGAAGCTACTGAGGTAGGATCGAGCAACCACACAATCACGAGCAGCAGTAACGCTGCTCTGTACAGAAACACAAGGGCTCCGTAGAACACTGTACAGACTGAGCGCATCGAGCTCTCCTTCGGTTATAGTGATACTCTGGTGTGACCCGCCAGAGAAACGATCCATCCCGAAGAGACCAGCTTTCGCTATATCTCCTTCGGAACGGAAATCTTTATCCAGCAATGATCTAATCTTATACGATCCGTTTGAATATTTATAACCGAGTGCAACAGGTCTGCCATCAGGGTCGAGCTTAGTCTTGACGTCATAGAATTCCATCACCCACTTGTCTACACCACGCCACGGTAGGTATTCATAAGTAAACTTAGTTGAAGTTTCACCTTCTCTTGGCTTGTAGTACGAACAGGAAAAGCAATAGCCATGCCCGTCATCATAAAGATGATATGCATCAGAGCTAGTACATGACGGACACGGCAATCTGCCTTGAAGTACTTTAGACATAATCCTCTTTATTAAAATGATAGAAGTCGGGACAATGGGTGGTCTCATCCATATGGAAGTGACTCACCTGATCGAATTGAAATCCGCCAAGCTGGATCATGTCGTTCGATGCGACACCTGCGGCATCCGCACGGTTCCCCCATACCTTGATTTCAGTATGCGGGACCTGGACGTTCACACGATAACGGATGAACATCTTACCATTATCTTTGTATTTGTCAAGCCTTAAAATCACAGGATCAGGCCGGACGGCGTAGAGCTCACCCATGATACATCCGTTCGTCCGGAAGTTCTGGTGAGTCCCTTCTTGCGGAGGAAGAGGAACTGCCTGCGTGAGCTTACCGAGACGCTTCTTATAGAACGAGAAGACGCCACAGGTATATGCCACGGGTGAACAAAGTTGCCAGTCATCACCACGTTTCCCCAGAATCTCCTCGTGCATGTAATGCCCTTCCATACATTCGTCAGGAATGAGGACTAGGGCCGAGAACTTCTTCTCGAGCTTCCAGAGATCAGGAGTCTGCGTGTTCAGGTTGACGTAGTCACTATTCGAGGGGAATCCTCGGACAGCATTAACCGCTTTCTTGATTGATTGCAACATGGCTGTTCTCCGGGGAGGAAAGGACACCTGCGGACACCGGAGGCTAGGCGACCGATGCCCGCAGGGATGCCAGGTTGCGCCGCCATGCCGGGGGGTTGGTAGCATGGGGCCGGCGCAATCCTGTCATAGGATGCGCCGATTACAGATTGTGGGCGCGCTTCTTGAACTCCGACCCAAACTCACCCGGCTTGGTCTTCTGACCATCGCTGATCATATCCTCAAGCTCACAGATGTAGTTCCGGGCATCGACGGCGAACTGTTCGAGAACCGAGTCGGGGTTCTCTCGCATGAACGCGCCGAGGAGTTTACGAGGCCAGTTCCGCAGGGCTGCGAAACCGATATTAGGGCCGACTGCTTCGGCCAGTGAGGGGATGTTATCCTCCATTGATTGGATCTTCTTTGGATCCATTATGTCTTTGGCGTACTTGTCGAGGACCTTCTTGACCTTGTCGTCAGACAACCAGCTCACTGTGAACTGCTTGTCGTCAGCCGAGATCAGTCCGTCGGCGGCGCCTTCGAGACCCTTGTCGGGTTCATGAGAAGGACCATCATCGGCAGCAGCCGCGTGCTTCTCCATTGAGGGTGGTGCAGCAGCTGGTCGATCCTCAACAACAGCAGGCTTCTTGCCTCCGATTCGAGGCGGAGCTTGTGTTGTTTCAGCAGGAGGCTTCGCTGCAGGCTTGTCAGAAATCCTTGGCGGAGCCTGCGGCTTATCCACCTTGGGAACTTCAGCAGGCTTGGGAGCCGGCGGCTTTGTTTCGACCGGCTTGTCTGCCGGCTTAGGAAGGTCCGAAAAGGACTTAACGACAACCTCGCCGTCATCCGTGAGGGGATACGGCGGGTTCTTGTGGTTCTTGTAGGCTTCACGATATTTCGAGATCGGAACCCCAGGCCAAGATTTCGGATCTTTCTTGTTGAGGTTCGCAGGAATCCAGCCCAGACACTTCTCATAGAAGTGCTTCGCCGCATTCCAGTCGAAGTGCTTCGGCGGTTGGAGGACAACTTCTGTTCCTGCATCGTCGGGGACGGCCGTGTCCGTCTTTGGGGGTGGGATCTTCTTGTCGAGCGGAGGCACTGCTGCCGCCGGTGGCTTCGTCCTCTTGCCGAAGTCAGAACCAAACTCGCCCTTGGCAGGCTTGGCTTCTTCGGCAGGCTTCGCTTCCTTGGCGGCGGCCATGTTCATGTGATTGGTTATCCAACCCCAGGTGTAGTCTCGGCCAAAGGTAGCGGCATTCTTTGTGAACTTCGGGTTCGACCCGTTAGCGCACAAGAGGAGGCATTCACCTCGCCCGGTGATTGCATTCATGAAGTTCTTCCGGGTGAGTGGCCCTTCGAGCTTCTTGAGCAAGGCTTCGAGATCACCGGCGAAAGCCTCGTCGATTGTCGGTCGAACGAGCTCGTCGATGAAGAAGAACTCACGAGACTTTGTAGAGTCATCATGAGTGAAGGGTGTGTAATCCCCTTCGGCAAAGGCAAGGATAAGTGGCTCGCCTTTGTTATCCTGTAAGACGACGTACGGTTGGAGGTCGTCTGGTAAATAACCAGTCGGAGACTTGCCGAAGTAGACGAACAGCTTCTCGCCGACGTTTTCCTTCTGGATCTCCTCGATAGAGGCTATCGCCTTCGCCATATCGGGCTTGATACCACGGGAGATAGCGAACTTGCCATCATTACCGAGCATCGCTATACCGACATAGTCAGGGAATAGTTGGCCAGCTTTGGTCAGCACCGGGGTTGGGATTGATTGTCCCTCGTTGCTTCCCATTAATACACCTGTTTGCACTTTGATCTCCTTGTGCATACGCTGCGATTAAGCAGACGGGGTGGACCGCTTGAAGAACCCTTGATGAACACCACCAAGCGGAGTGGCATCGGGCAGTTTAACGGGATCGTTATTCCCGTTAGTTAACCTAAACCTGATCCTTGCTTTCGGATCCTTACTAGGCTGGGGCAGAAGACCGATCAGTTTGACGTGATGACCAAGCTTCTGATAGAACTTGTTTGCGTATCGCCGACTGACACTTCCATCAGCGACGAGACCTTCCACACCATCAGTGATCCAGTCCTCGACTAAGGACTGAAGCAGCTCCTCCTGTGATCTGCGGGACATTGCCTTGAAGATCTCCCTTATCTCCTTGGGCCGTCGCTTTCGCCTAAACACGATACTCCCATAGGCGACGACAACAAGGACAAGAAGGGCAGCGAATCCAACAATCAGTTGTGGAGAACTGTTCCACCACTGTTTGATCATCGCTACCTGAGCGTCGTAGTCTGTCTCCATATTAACTCCATTCGATGAAGTCAGTAGACAGACGTAAAGCCCCCACCGAAGGAGGTTCGGTGAGGGCTTCACTACGGCTAGCTGGGAGAGACTAGTCCGCACTTCTCGTTAGAGAGAAGTTCTTGATGCCGGTGGCAGGCTTGTCATTTCGTTCTTCTTTTTGACAAGACCTGCACACGGCGGGGACAGACACAGAGGACGCTCTTGGTTGTGCTGTCCAGGTCTTACCGCAATGCTTACAAATATTAATAGCCATGCTTACCTCACGGAGGCGTAGCGCCTTTCTCGAGCTCCCCCCACCAAGTGATTCGCTTGTTCTTGAACGCATGCATCGCCGTAGTCCTACTGGTGTAGTTCAGCGAATAGCGAAGACGATCATCGACGAAGACGTTCTTGGTGTAGTCGGCATTAAAGAAATACTTCAACTCCCCCATCGACACACACCGATCGGGATCAATCCCTTCCAGGATCTTCTCGGCTGCATCAAGAGCAGCTTTACGTTCGGGGGATATCCTAAGTGAGCGGGCTAACTCGCCACGCTTCATGCTGTCTACACGATGTTGATACTCGGAGAGAGTATCTGCGTTAGGGACGATGTATCTCGGCATCGTGTACGGCTTGAGGTAGGCACGGCGCATACGCTGCCGGCCTACCATCGCCTTGTGGAGCATATTCCGATTGGCCATGTTGATCTCCCATTATACTTAAGTATAACATAGCCCCCGTGTTAAGTCAAACTCACTTCGGCTTCAGGACTGATGCATCTGGCAATCTGATCTTATAGCCATCCTTCATGTAATTATCTTTCGTCCAATCGCCATGTTCGTCTAATACCCACGCAGATGTACCGTCTTTACGGTCGTTGAAGTCGTCTTTGTAGTAAGTTTCAATATCGCCACCTTTATAGATGACGAGAACCTCTCCACCACTGCCAATCCGCCTGATTATACCATGCGGATGCTTGGGCGGGTTATAAGCCCGCGATGCAGACCAGCAGTCATCTCCGACGCGTGGCCCTGTCATTCTTTTTGGCATTGCCGCAGATTCCTCCCTTTGGCCAGACAAGATGGGCTGTGTTGTATAGAGCAATACAGACCTGCTCTAGTTCGGAACGGGAAGTAAGGATGACCTTCTGGCCATCCTTCTCCAGTTGAACCGCGTGAGCTACTGAGTAGTAGCTAACCTTGGCTCGGCTCATATTTCACCTTGTGCCGATGGAGGAAGTAGTCAATCGAGGCCGGAACCAGAGGAAACTCAGGATCGTACTCGGCTGGCTTGGTGTACCCTCGACAGTTCGGGTATGTGTCTCGCTCTCGATGAGTCACCCTCATATATCACGTCCTTTCTGAGGTTTGATACCACGCTGGACGGCCAGATAGTCGCCGACACAGTGGGCGAAGCCTTCGCCCGATAGTGATTGGCATGTATTGTGGGCTTCCCGCATTAGTGCAGCGAAGCTATCTGGCCGCTGCGCCCGGGGCGTACAGATAACACAGTTCGTCCCGAGATAGTAAAGCGTACTAATGAAAGCAGCAATCAAAGAGAACGCTATGATGTGTCTCACGTGCGCCTCCATACGCGGACGGGCCAACGGTTGTAGCCGTGTGGTACCCAATCATGAGAGAAGTTTCTTCGTCGCTCACACAGAGCCATCAGGCTCGATGTGAGAACTAGCTCAGTGATGAGCGCAGGAACTGGATAACGAGGTAAGCCATAGCCACGCTCGTAATCCATACAGAGAAGACATTGCGTCCAGTTTGTTGACTCGCAATGCTTAAATCCATACCGAGCATATCTTCCTGAGCAGAAGAACGTCTTCGGTCCGTGATACCGGATTGTCATGGTTTCTCCCATACAGTTCTACGTGGACGGGGAACACCATTGCCCATCTTACCAGAGTGGACAAGCTGGACTGAGGAACAATCTCCCCAGGTAGCAAGGAACTCAGGGAAAGAGAAGAAAGCATCGGTGACGTTTGCAACTCTGATGCGAGCTATCTCTTCACCATCACTGTTTAGGCCAACAAGATATGTACTCATCTGTATCTCCCAATAAGATGAAGTGCCCAGTCGCGAGCTCGTTGACAACTCCACCGGGCCCTGCACGCGTTTATGCAGCAATCACGGTTAGATCGAAGGGCAGGGAATGACAACCGTCGTCTGGCCGATAACAACACCGGCCGAGTTAACCGCGTACGTCGTCATCTTGCACTCCGGAGGCGGAGGCGGTGGAGGACACGGGCCTGGGACTAGCCGTCCAGTGCCGTCTGGGCTCGGGACCTGACACGTCTGCGCAACAACACTTGCGACACTGAGGGACGCAAGCAAGAGGGTAACGTAGGTAGTAACAACAAGCTTAGCCACTCATCACCTCCATACTGGGCTGGATGCCCCCGCTGCCCTGACTGTTTCCAAATCAGGGCAGGGAGAGCTTCAGTCAGTTAGAAGTTGTTGTCGAGAGGCTTGAGATCAGCAACACGAGGCTTGGCTTCGTCGTGAAATTGAGGGTGCCGCTCGTCGAATGTCCGCGCGAGCAGGCCGTGTCTTCCCTTCTTGGTTTCATCCTTGCCATTCGGCTTTGGAGCAGTCGCCGATTCGAGGAGGTCAGAAATCCGATCGACGCCGATGTAGACGACGT